TGGCCCATGCCGGTGAGCAGTTTCAGGCGCAGGTAGGCCTGGATCATGAGCACGCTGCCNGCCTTGCGCTTGGATGGCAGCGCCAGGGCTTCGATCACTTCCCAATCCTCGACGTATCGGCTGCGCGGTTTCTCGCCCTCGAGGCGCACTTCCTTTTTGAACGGGTGCCGATCGATACAGCCCCATTCCACCGCCTTGGTAAAGGCGTGCGAGAGCACTTCGATCTCGCGGTGCGCGACGATCTTGCCCCCCGTAACGCGGCCGCTGTCGTCTTTCTTTTTCTTGCTGCGTCGATCGACGTACTGATAGACGTGCTTAGGCTTGAGCGCAGCCAGGGGCATGGTGCCAAAGACAGCGCGCAGGCGCGGGATCGCGAGCTGGTTGCTGGTCCTGGTCTTAGGTTGCTTGGTCGGGACGATCTCGAGCAAGTAACGATCGAGCAGGGCGCCGATCGTATTGATCCGCTCTGGTGTGGCCACGCGCTCGGCGAATGTCTTGTAGGCCTCGGGCAGGGTCTTGCCCAGGCGAAAGAGCTTCTTGTTGTCCCAGGCCTGCTCCAGGCCAGGCGGCACNTGGTAGTAGTAGGCGCCGTGCTTGTGCTGCCAGCGTAGTGGTAAACCCTTGTTTTCCTGATTGCGCTGGCGCGGCATTAGAGNTTTCCCCAATCGGGTTCGATCAGATCCTGGTTGGTAGTGTAGCGCGTGCCCCCGAGCAGCTCTTCGACGTGGGCGCGCAGCACGGCCGGGCTGCCGTCTGGCCGGATCTTGTGCTCGATGCCCATCTGGCGCAGGGCTGCGACTTGCGCGTCGCGGCGCTGGCGCCCGGTGAGTGCCTGCAGCTCTTCCTTGGTCAGGAACATTTGCATCGGTACTGAAACCCGCGGCCGTTTGGATTGCTGCGAATCTCNATCAGGTTCTTGTCCAGCAGCTCGCGCACGACCTTGTAGGCGGTGGTGTGCGACACCAGGAAACGGTCGGCGACTTCCTTGGTAGTGATCCAGCGCCGGCGGGTGGAGATGAATTCGTGCATGCGACTTGTCATCAGAAGCAGCTCGAGGTCAGGGTGAGGTTGCAGGTGGTGGCCCAGAGCAGCACGACCGCAATGGCCACGACCAGCGCTGCGGTTTTGACGCGGCCGATCATCACGGCTCGCCGACTTCGCTTGATAAATAGGTTTCGTTTCTGGTCATACATAGCGATCTCCTTATTAGGTTTCGATTTCTGCAACATCAAATAGGTGAGAGCGGATCTCAGGGTATTTACCTACAAAGCTCACGATGATCGAGCTGGGTGTGGCGAGCTCGTCGGTGAGCTCGAGCGCCTGGTCCACCATGCGCGGTGCAATGCGATCCGGGCAGCGGGTGTTCCACCAGGTCACGGCCTTGGTNCNNGCGTAGCCGGCGTGCTCGAGGCAGACGTACTCGGCGACCGAGCGCATGCCGCAGTAGTAGGTCACGCGCAGCGTGGGCACGCCGCTCTTGCCGGTGTGCTTGGTGTAGCGCACCTGGTCCACCTTGAGCTGCACCGGCGGGATCTCGGTCGATAGGATGGCTCCGACGTGGTGGGCCTTCTCCGCTTCGCGCTCGGCGATCGGAAAGACGTGGCCGCACTCGCAGGTCTTTGTCATAATGGCCACCAGAGCAGCGCATTTAGGGCACTCCTTAACGGGTGCCTCTTGCGGTGGCCCCTTTTTGCCTTTGCGCGGCGGGGTCACCTTGTCGATGAACCCATGCCGGCGCACGTTGCCCCCGAAATCCAGGACCAGGCAGTCTTGCTTGCTCTCGTGCAGGCGCAGCCCGCGGCCCACCATCTGGACGTACAAGCCGGGCGATAGCGTGGGGCGCAGCATCACCACGGCATCGATGGCCGGGTGATCGAATCCAGTGGTGAGGATCGAGCAGTTCACCAGGGCGCGCAGCTCGCCACGTTTGAATGCAGAGATCTTGGCGTCGCGCTCGCTGTTGGGCATCTCGCCTGAGACATACGAGCAGGGCACGCCACGACGGGTGAGCGCGGCCGANATCTGGCTGGCGTGCTCGACGGTCACGCAGAAAATCAACCAGGCATTGCGGCCCTCGCAGCGCTCGACAATCAGGTCGGCATGGTGCTCGACCAGATCCATTGCGCTCATGCGCTGGCCGAGCTGGCCCAGGTTGTACTCGCCACCCGTAACCTTGACCCCGTCCAGATCCACGGTGGCACCGTGCTTGGCCGTGAGGCGGCACAGAAATCCTTGCTCGATCAGATCGGCGACGTTGGCCTCGTATGAGATCCCATCGAAGAGCGCGCCATCACCCTCGTGCAGCAGGCCAGAGTCCAGCCGGTAGGGTGTAGCGGTCAGGCCGATGAGCTTGGTGTCCGAGTTGGCGGCCAGGCAGGCATCGAGCAGTTTGCGGTACATGCCGTCTGCTTTATGCGGGATCAAATGCGCCTCGTCCACGATGATCAGATCGAAGCGGCCGTGAAAGGCCGGCTTGTTGTAGACCGACTGAATGCTGGCCACGGTCACCTGCTTGAGCTGGCGCTTGCCCAGGCCTGCGCTGTAGATCCCGACGCTGCCTTGNGGCCAGAGCTTGCGGATCGCCTTGGCGTCNTGNTCCACAAGTTCCTTGACGTGGGTGATCACGGCAATGTGCGTGTCGGGAAATTCGGTGCAGGCCCGGCGAATGAATTCGGCCAGGATCACCGACTTGCCCGAGCCGGTGGGCGTGACGATCAGCGGCGCATTCTTGCCTGCGNNNAACCANTNGTAGATCGANTCGATGGCGTCGGATTGGTAGGAGCGTAGTTTCATGCCCCACCCCATTGAGTGGCCATGGCTTGTGCAATGCCGATATAGGTTTCGCTTCTCAGCTTCCAGCGATCAGCGCTCGGCGGCATCTTNTTGAATGCGTGCCTCGCGGCCTTCGACAACGTCTGTTGGCTTTAGCAGTGGCAGGCCTTTAAGCCACAAGCATGTAGCCTTGGTTTCGCCATGTCCAAATTGCCATGGCTGAATGACTTGATCGGGCTTTCTCCAAAGGCTCGACATGACGCACACCGGGTTCTCGATGGCGATGCGCGGGATGGGCGCCAGCGCCAGCGACATAAAGAAGCTCACGCCAGACTGCTGCCGCCCGTCCATGCGCTTGGCCTCAAAGTGACGCGACCCACTCACTGACAAGTGCGTGCAGGGCGGGTGAGCGATCATCAAGTCCCAGGGGAAGTGCAGCACATCGCGCACATCACCCTTGTAGTGCGGTCCCGGCACATCGGTGTCGAGCAAGTCGCAGCTCATGGCTTGATGACCTTGAGCAATAAAGGCGTCTCGCACGCGACCGCTGTATTCGCAGGCAATCAACACACGCATGCTTACCTTTCGTTGAGCAGCTCGTCGCTACCCTTTACGTTATCGATCAGCTCGCCGGCAATGGCCAGGTACCCGATGGCATCGAGGATGTTGTCGTCGTGATTCGGATTCACCTGCAGCCTGGCGATCTTAAAGAGCGTCATCATCACGGCCGCATCGATGTCGCATAGATCGATCTCGCGCCCGCACTCTTGCGAGAGATACGCCGACCAGTAGCTGGCGATCACGGCAAAGGTGTTCTCGGGTGCACCGTGCACGTCTTGTCTGTCGCGGCAGATGATCTGCTCGACCTTGTTGAGAATCTCTGCGCGCTTGGTCTTTGTTGTTGTCATAGCCTCACCCCCATCACGGTCTGCGGCGTGCGCACTTTGACGTACATCTTGTCCATAGACATTGGCCGACCGCTGGCCACAAACAAAGCCTTGGCGCGATCGTACTTGCTGATCTTGTCAACTAGGTCGAGGCGCTGCAGCAGGCGCAGGATGCCGTATGGCGGGGTCTTGTGACCGACGTGCTCCATCACTTCAATAGCGCTCTTTGGCGTGGTCAAGAAATCCAACACGGCCTGTTCGGTATTGCTTAGTTTCATGTGTTCTTCTCCTTTAGTTTGTAGTCCTTGAACACCACACCTTTGCTTGCGTCGCCANCCTTGCATT